TTAAAAACGCTATTGTATCGTTTGATGTATGGGGACGAGCAGGTAGTAATCTAGAAGGTATTACGTTGGATAATGTTGTATTCTGTGCATTAAACCATGATTTAGGTAAAATGGGATCCAAAGATGAAGATGCTGTTTTCCCATCTCAAGATAAGTGGAGGAAAGAAAATCTAGGTGAATTGTATAAGTTTAATACTAATTTAGCATATATGACTGTACCTGATCGTTCATTATTCCTACTTCAGGAAGCTGGAATACCTATCTCTCAAGATGAATACATTGCTATCAGAACTCATGATGGGTTGTTTGATCAAGCTAACGAAGCGTATTTTAAATCATACATTCCAGAGAATAGGTTTAGAACACCTTTAGCATTAATCATCCATGAAGCAGATATGAGAGCAGCGCGTATTGAGTTTGAACAACAATACCTTCCAGTAATCGTTAAAAAGGGGTTGGCTCAGCAATCTGGGAAACGTATATTACCTACTAACAAAACAAATAAATCAAAAGCATTATCATCTGTTAAATCAGCAGGGTTAAAAAATATGCTTGATAACCTATAATATGATCACAGAACATTATATCATAATCTTATTATCAGTATTAATCGTTGTATTTCTATACACAACGTTTAATCTGTTACGTAAAAATGAGAAATATGAAGACCTAGTAGAGGGTTATAGAATGTTCATCCTTAGATTCCAGCAACAAGTTAAGGAATCAGATAAACGAATCAAAGAAATCGATTCGAAGGGTACATTCAAAAGTGATGATGAAGTAGGTTACTTTTTCAACGAATTAAAAAAGATCCAAGACTCATTAACTAACTTCAGAGTCGAGGAATAAACCTACAACATGCCAAGAAAAGCAGCACCAGGTAGTTCTAGATACTACTTTACAGACGAAACTGAAGATGCTATTGTAAGATACAATGCGTCTTCTGATTTCGATGAACGTTCTAAGATTTATGGGGAAGAAATACACTACGCATTCTTCAAACTAACTCAGAACATCATTCACACATTCAAATTTTATTATACAGAAGTAGATCAGATAGAACATCTTCAACATGAGATTATAACATATCTACTTTCTAAAATACACTTATTTGACCCATCCAGAGGTGCTAAAGCATATTCTTATTTTGGAACTATTGTAAAACGATGGCTAATCCTATATAATACTAAAAACTATAAGAAACGAATCCAAAAGGTTGACGCTTCTGAGTTAGATAAAAATGATGACTTTAGATACAATCCAGGTGAGGAAGTAGTTAAAAGTGATTTAGATAAGTATATGGATTTATATGTGGCTCACGTATCATCAAATATCTTTGATTTATTTCCTAAAGGTAATGATGCTCAAATCGCAGATGCTATTTTAGAGTTATTTCGTAAAAGAGAAAATATAGAGATATTTAATAAAAAAGCACTATACATTTATATTAGAGAAATGGTAGATGTTAAAACACCTAAAATCACTCGCATAGCCCAACAACTACATACCATATTCAAATCAGAATATTTATTCTATTTAGATAATGGATACGCTAGATTTTAATATCTAATATTTATAATAAAATATTATGGGTAAGTTTGACGACAAAATATTTGGAAAGAAGAAGTTCTCAGATATACTTCAAGAAATCCACGAAAATCAAAATACTAGAGGTGCTCAAATCATAGGTTTAATTTCAGAGTTAAAACCACTAATCGAAGATATTGGTGATGCTACTCTTATAGTTCCATTAATCAAAGAATACATGGAATTAGGTATTAAAAACGATGAAGTACTAGTTAAAATGGCTACTATAGTCCAGAGAGCAACCCAAAATAAGGGTGGTGATGTTGAAACTACACTATTAACTGAGGAAGAAAAAGCACAACTTTTAGGAGAAATAAAGAACCTTCCAGAATCAACTAAGTAATGTCTACATTAGGATTTGCAGCATTAAATAATAACTTAAATCAAGTTGATGTATCTGGCTTAGCAGTTAGAGCAAATAACTTAGATAATACCTTCCAAACTGGTAGAGTATTAAACGTTATATTAGATGAAAACTCAAATAACTTTGAGAGTTATGGTGAGTGGAATGGTATTGGTACTATTGAGTTTGAACTAGTAAACTATCAATCACCTAGAGAAGGAGGTAAAACCATTGCAACTCCACTATTATCTAATAGTAAAAAATATCCCTTAGTAAACGAGTTAGTATTAATATTTAGACTACCAGATACAGGTTTAGGTACTCGTACTGGTTCAGAAAAGTTTTATTATTTAAATACTATTTCACTTTGGAATCACCCACATCATAACGCATATCCAAACCCCTTAAAACCACAAGCAGACGAACAAACACAAGACTATACCCAAACATCAGGTGGAAACGTTAGACGAGTTAAGGATGGTTCAACTGAAATAGACTTAAACGGAGAATCAGGTGGTACTTTTGTAGAAGAAACTAATATACATCCTATTTTACCTTTTGCTGGTGATAATATAGTTGAAGGTAGATTTGGAAATAGTATACGATTAGGTAATACATCCAAAACAGACTCAGAATATTCTAACGATTGGTCTGAAAACGGAGATGATGGTTCACCTATTACTATTGTTAGAAATGGTCAACCAGAAGACTCATCAGAGTTAGGATGGTTACCTGTTACTGAGGATGTTAATAAAGATTTATCATCTATTTATCTAACTTCAAATCAAAAAATACCTTTAGAGTTAGATAACGAATTATATGAAGCGTTTGAAGAATCACCCATATCAACTCCAGAATATTTAGAAAATCAAATCATATTAAATAGTGGTAGATTAGTATTAAACTCAAAAACTGATTCAGTATTAATATCTGCCAATAAACAAATAGCAATAACATCCATAGGTACAGTAGGTATATCTTCAGATAATAGTATTAACTTAGTATCAAATAAAGTAAATCTAGGATCAAAAGATGCAAGTCAATCCTTAGTTTTAGGTGATGATTTCATGCAGCAGTTTAAATCCCTATTAACAGGTATAAAAAACGTTTGTGCTGCTTTAGAAATGGATCAAAATTGGCCTGGTGGTGCGCCTGTTCCTAATGTCCCTGTTAACGCAGCGGCTACAAACACTAAGGCAGTAACTCAATCCATTATTAACTTAGTTAAAAACGATAAACTAATCTCTAAAGTTAGTAGAACTAAATAATGGCAAACGACAAATATATTTTATCGAATGATTACTATGTAGAGATTGAAACCTTTGGTCCTGAAAGTTACGCTATATTATATGATCCTTCTGGATTAAAAGTAAATGAAGGTCCAAGAACCATTGGTGCTCCCCTTTTAATCTTAGTTAAAGAAATAATCAATGATTACACACCAACAGGTAGGGTAAACGACACTAGTAATTGGATAAACCTTCCAACTGTAGTTAGAGAAGAGGTAGCACCTAAACCCACTAAAGTTGAAATAAAGGGTAGAGTAATAGATTCTAATACTAGTGAAGGATTACGTGGGGTTAAAGTTAATTTAGATAAGTTTCTAACAACCACCCAACCAGGAGGTGGTTTCACATTACGAATAACCATTGAACCAGGTGAAAAACCCCCTGAAGGTAATATAGAGTTTTCATTATCAAAATACGAACCTAAAAACACCCCAGCGTTAAAGTTAGATGGTACCCTTAAAAATCGTATTAACGTTATTGAGTTAAATACTATTGCTAAATCTTTAGAAAAGGAAACAGCTAATGCCTTAATTATAGATGAAGATGATATTAATAAGATGAACTCCTTCAATCTTAAATCAGCTGAAGCTATTATAACCGAAACTATTAATAAGGAAGTAAATAAAATAAATGAAAGATTAGTACCTTTTGCTTTAAACCTCCTAGCGCAGTTTGGTATAACTGCTTTAAACCAACTAGCTAAAAAAACATGCCCTCCTTTAGGTGGTATAAGTAAACTTATTAATAAAAAGAATAAACTAACAAGACAGTTAAATACCATATTAAAAGTAGCTAGTAAAATACAAACAGTAGCTACAATATTAAAAGCTTTAGTATTAGCCTTTAAAGTAGTTAGAAAACTAATAAATGTCAACCCAATACCCTCAACCATAGGTTTACCACCAGGTCCAGCAGGGGGTGTTATTATATCTACTTCCTTAGGTAAAATATCAACAATAGAAGATAAAAAAGATAAACTAACCAAACTAGTAGATAAGTTTGGAAATGTTGTAGGAATATTAACTCCAACAGCGATCCCAATTATTTCTGCTTTAACTAAAGTATTAAACTTATTAAGCGCAATAGATAGTTTAATAGGAGAGTGTCTGGATGAAGCAAGACAAGCTGTAATAGATGAGTTAAATAATGAATGGAAACCCCAATTTGATTACCTATTCCAAGATACAGTAATATATAATGGAAACCAATATTCAGCTACAGAATCACATACATCCAATGATAATAACTCTCCAATAAATGGTGGGCCTTGGTTACTACTTGGAGATAAAATAACTCTTGATAATGTTGATTTTGAAACAATAAGTGATTCTAAAATAAGAAGAATATTAGGTATCTCTCCTAACGCAGATTTTAATGTACAAGACCTATTATCAGGAACTTATCTACAGGTACAACTAGATGAAGAACTTACCAATATTAATAAAGAAACAGCAGAATCTGGTACACCTACAACTACTGAATATAATGGGTTTATCTTAGGTATTGAAACACAAGAAGGAAAAACCAATGGAGACCTAAAACGTCGCTATGCTGTTGGTAAAGATAGCCAAGGTGTTGTTGTAGTTAAAGGAGAACCATCATTTGCCTCATCAGATCAAATACTAATAAACGAACTTATATTCACTATTGACAAAAACGATTTAAAACCAAACTAACGTTATATTTATAATCATATGAAACTAGCAGAACTTAAAAAAACACTAAAAGAAGTAGTAAAGGAAGTAATCCAAGAGGAACTAAAGGACATTTTATTGGAGGCAGTTAAGTCAAATAAACAACCAATAAACGAACAACCAACTTATTCACCACCCTCCCAACCTGCTACCCCTGAAGTAAAACAGAATATCAGAGAAAACTATATGAACGTTTTAGGTGATATGAAAAAGCAATTTACATCAGGAGACGTAGCACCACGACAAGGTTTACAAATCAATGGTCCTGTTGATACAACATCACCAAATGGTAAGTTACCTGAAGGCGAAGTATCGATGGATCAGATAATGGGTATAATGAATAAATAATGGCATTCGGAGAAAGACAAATATTTCCTAACGATTTACGACCTAGAGTCGCTATAGGTGTAGCTTTACCCTTTAGTGCTCCGGCTGTCTTTAACCAAACATTTCAAACTAAGGATGCTATAAAATACAACTTAGTTAACTATTTATTAACGAACCCCGGAGAACGAATAGCTAATCCTACTTTTGGGGCAGGTTTAAAAAACTTTCTATTCGAACAAATAGAAAACGATAACCTAGATGGTTTAGAAGAAAATATACAACAGGGTATAAACGAGAATATTCCTAACGTTATCATAGATAATTTAGAAGTAACATCAAACCCAGATCAATATACAGTGACAATCTCACTAAAATATAGTATTGCTCAAACTGGATTAACAGATAAAGTTGAGTTAACATTTCAATAATGGCAAAAGTAAAAAGAGACATATCGTATTTAAATAAGGATTTTGGTGATTTCAGAAATCAGTTAATAAACTTTTCTAAAACATACTTCCCAACAACCTATACAGACTTTTCTCCAGCATCACCAGGTATGATGTTTATGGAACAAGCATCTTATGTAGGTGATGTTTTAAGTTTTTATTTAGATAATCAACTTCAAGAGACGTTTATACAATATGCTAGACAAACGAATAACTTATTCGATTTAGCATATATGTTTGGTTACACTCCTAAAGTAACATCTTTAGCAACCACCAAACTAGACATATTTCAAATAGTGCCTGCTAAAACTGTAGGTACAGGTTCACAACCTGATTTTTCATACGCTCTTGATTTTCCTGAAAACACAACAGTTACAGGAGATAGTCAAACCTTTACTATTCAAGATAATATTGATTTCACTGTATCATCATCTCAAGATCCTACACTAATAACTGTAGCTCAAGTAAATGGTGCTACACCAACTTATTACTTATTAAATAAAAAACGTAACGCAACATCAGGTGATATCCAAACAACAACTTTTTCGTTTGGGACACATCAAGAGTTTCCAACTGTTGATTTACAAGGAGAAAATATAGCTCAAATATTAGATGTATTTGACTCTGAGGGTAATGAATGGTATCAAGTTAGTGCCTTAGGACAAGATTCAGTTTATGATAAAATCAAAAACACAAACGTAAACGATCCTAATAACTCTAACGGTTCAGAAGATACACCTTATATTTTACAACTAAAACAAGTACAAAGACGATTTGCTACTAGATTTGTAGATAACAGAACACTCCAAATCCAGTTTGGATCAGGTAATGCTGAAGCAAACGATGAAGAGATTATACCAAACCCACATAACGTAGGTTTAGGTTTACCTTATACTCAAGATAAACTTACAACAGCTTATTCACCTACTAACTTTATTTTTACAAATACTTATGGTATAGCACCATCAAATACTACACTAACAGTTCGATATACCACTGGTGGTGGTGTTGCGTCTAACGTCGCTGCAAATACGTTAACCAACGTTGATACTACAAATGCGACGTTTATACAACCAACACTAAACTCATCGTTAGCTCAATATGTTTTTGATTCAGTAGCAGTAAATAACTCAGAAGCAGCAACTGGGGGAGCAGATGGTGATTCAATAGAAGAAATAAGACAAAACACAATATCTAGTTATGGTACTCAGCTACGAAACGTAACTGCAGATGACTATTTAGTACGTACTTTATCAATGCCATCTAACTTTGGAAATATATCTAAAGCGCATGTTCAAAAACCAACTAATGTTAACTCAAATACAACGTTAGAGATTTACACTTTATCTTATGATATAAATAAAAATCTAAGAACAGCATCAACAGCTTTAAAAGAAAACTTATCAACATATTTAAACCAGTATAAGATGATAGGTGATTCAATCACTATCAAAGATGCTTACATAGTAAATATAGCTGTTGATTTTGAAATTATAACATTACCTAACTATAACAATAACGAAGTAATACGTAACTGTTTAACTACGTTAATAGATTTCTTTAATGCAGATAAATGGCAGATTAACCAACCTATTATTTTAAGAAATATAAATGTTTTATTAGATCAAGTAACAGGAGTACAGACAGTAAAACAAGTAACAATAACCAACAAAGCTGGTATATCTGAAGGATATTCTCAATATGGCTATGACGTTGAAGGTGCTACACAAAGTGGTGTAATATACCCCTCAATCGATCCCTCTATATTTGAAGTAAAATATCCTAATAGAGATATTAGTGGTAGAGTAGTAACATTCTAATATGGCAGTATATAAAATCTTTGCGGTAAACGATGCCACTATGTATAGTGAATATCCCTTAATGAATACAGGGTTAGACGCTATGAATGAGTCTCGTAATTGGAAAAATCCATTAATAGATTTATCTAATCCAGTATATCATCCTAACTTATGGGGTGATGTAGGAGAAACTTGGGTTAGTAGTTCAATAACATACAATACAGAATCTTTAGAAGGATATACTTCAACAGCAGTATCTCGTTTCCTAATAAAGTTTGATCAAGATGATATTAATTATGTTTTTGATAACATAGTTAAAGAAGATCCCTATGATGTTCATTTAAAATCTTATGTAGCAACAGCTCAAGGTATAGCTCAAAACTCAAAGTTAGAGGTATTTCCCGTAGCATATGATTGGACTAACGGTACTGGTCACTATGGTAATAAACCTGAAATAACCGATGGTGTAAGTTGGGAGCAACGAAATAATAATTTTTCAAACAATTTATGGCCTTCAAGTTCACTACCTGATTACCAACATTATGAGTCTATCGATGCATCACCAGGAGGTGGAGTTTGGTATACAGGTTCAACAAATCCAAATATAGATTTATCATCTGCATCACAATCATACGATGTTAGAACTAAAAAAGATTTAGATGTTAAAGTAACTGACATAGTTGATGTTTGGTATTCACAATCTAAAGGTATTAATCCATATACAACTATAGACAACAACGGGTTTATAGTTAAGTGGACTGGAAGTTTAGAGTTTGAACCTTCATCTTCTATAGTACCTCAAATCAAGTTTTACTCATCAGATACCTATACAATATACCCACCTGAACTTTGTGTTAAGTGGGATGATTCAGATTTTACTACTGGATCATTAAGTGTTATAGACGACACAGATATTTACATGGCGTTAGATGAAAACCCAGGTGTGTTTTATGAGGATAGTATTAACCGTTTTAGAGTCAACTGTAGACCTAAATACCCAGTTCGTACTTTCCAAACCGCATCATCATACACTCAAAACTATCTTTTACCATCTAGTTCATACTACGCTATTAAAGATTTAGATACTAACGAATACGTTGTTGATTTTGACGAAAACTATACTAAAATATCTGCGGATCCACAATCATCATACTTTACAGTTTATATGAACGGTTTAGAACCAGAACGTCAATATCAAATATTAATTAAAACGTTTGTAGGAAACGAAATAATAGTATACAAAGATAATAACTTTAACTTTAAAGTTCAAAATGGATAGTTATGTCAGAAAAAAGAGTAGACCTTCAAAAAGAAGTATTTAATAAACTTGATTATCCAAGAACTATTAAAACAACATTTACTGAACTAAGTGTACCTACAGTCAATGACGATTTAGAAACACAAGTTACAGTTGAAGATTTTTTTAACCTTTACAACGAGTTATTTTATGATATCCCTGCGGAAGGTGATAGCAACTCCCATGCTTTTTTAGTAAGAACATCAGGTGAGTATATTTCATTTGATGAAACAGACGCAGAAATAGAGGCATTAAGAAATGAAATAACAACACTTAGGGAAGATAATTTGGAGTTAGAAAAAGAAATAATTACCTTATCTAATCCTACAACTACATAATGGAAGAAAATACTATACTAACCCAAGTTGATCCAACTACTTTTGAATATCAAGAGTATAAAACTGCTGATGAACAGTTAATACCATCTTCCTCCTTTGATACTAACTTTATTGAACCCTCTGATTACATCGAACTTTATGTTTACGATGATAATAAACAAATAGTTTCACCAGATGAAACTTATGAGTTAAAACAATATAAAGTACAAGAAGGAGATATAGTATTAAACCCAACTAAAAATCTTAAAGAACTAGGATTTACAGAGGGTAACTATTATACAGTATACAACACATACAGACGTAGATTAGGATCATCCATTAAGGATAGATACTATATTGATGAAATATCACCATCTAGAACAGAGATTAGATTAAAAACTAATCAATTAGATGATCAACAAGTATTCAATACGTTTGTTAACTTCCAAGAATATAGAGAAACAAGACCTTATTTCGTTGATTTCCAACTTAACTTTGGTAATAACCAACAAGTTATTGCTAATAATATTGATGTTACCCCAACAACAATAGATCAACAAATAACAGTATTAATAAAATTATATGAACCTTTACCACCTAACTTTTCGGTAAAGGATACACTATGGATTGTTGAAGAAATATCAACACCTCAAGCATATAAAGTAGAATACGCTGTTGAAGAAGTTGAAATCGATGATGATTTTGAATTTATTAAAGGACCTAACTTTAATCTTAACGTAAATAACGAAGTAGGGGTAGCATCAGATACTTTTACATATAATTCAATACTTGAAACACCTCTTACATCTTCACTACAACAACTAAAATCACTTTTAGCTGAAAAGAGTATTAATATCAATATTGATTACTCTAAATACAACCAGTTTATTAAGTTTTCAACAGCTGAGGAACGTTTAAAAAACTTTTATTATAAAGCATCTTTATTAGAAGCAACACATAACCAACTTGAACAAGACATATATTCAATAACTGGTTCAGCTACTAGTTCAATCGCTTTTTCATCATCCAAAGCGACTTTAGAGGCTATTGTAGATAGTACAATAGATAACTTTGATGGGTATGAATATTTTTTATATTTTAATAGTGGATCATCGGCGTCTTGGCCTAAATCTACTTCTACTTTACCTTATACTTTATATTCTACTGGTTCAACCCAAGTAGCAGAATGGTTTGGTTCACTTAACGAAGGATCTATTTATTATGGTGGTCAAATATCATCAGCATCTTTATATGATGAAAATAATAATGATGCTTTATTAAATACTATACCAGAATATTTAGTTGAAGACCCAGCAAACAACCAATATCAACTGTTTATAGAGATGATAGGTCAACATTTTGACAATGTTTGGACTTATACTAAAGATGTAACTAATAAATTTGACGCTGATAATAGATTAGATTATGGTATATCAAAAGATTTAGTAGCAGATGCTATTAGAGAGTTTGGTATAAAACTATATTCAAACAACTATGATCAAGATGATTTATATCAAGCATTTTTAGGTATAACATCAGAAGGTTCAACATTCCCCATATCAAATATTACGGGTAGTTCACCTGCAGAAGGTATTGATTTAGTAACAAACGCTATAAGCGCATCAAGCGCTGTAATAGCTCAAAACGACGTTTTAAAGCGTGTTTACAAACGAATATACCATAACATACCTTATCTATTAAAAACTAAAGGTACTAAAGCAGGTTTAAGAGCTTTAATATCAACTTTTGGTATATCCAATACTATATTAGATGTAAAAGAATATGGTGGTTCACCTAAAAAACCAGCTGTATATAAAACTCAAGAAAATATCTATGATTATTATTTAGGTATGACTGGGTCTCAATCAGTACAAACTGAGTTTAAATTAAATTCTGATTGGAGTAGTTCTTATGATAGACCTCAAACAGTGATGTTTAGGATAAAACCTGAAACTATCCATTCTTCATCTTTAGGTCCTACAAATAACATCCAAAAAGTATTTTCTTTGGATACTGGACTTACATTAACATTAGAATATACTGGATCATCAGGAATTGTAAGTTCATATAGTGGATCAGTAGTTGATCCTGAATATCAATTTGGTAATTTGAAACTATTCCCTAATGGTCAGGGAACACCACTTTCCTCTTCAGTATATTTACCATTCTTTAATGGGGATTGGTGGAGTGTTATGGTTAACCATAATCAGCAATCAGGTTATACTTTAACAGCTAAGAATAAAAATAGCGAATATGTATCCACATCTGCTATTCAATATAGTAGTATTAATACACTACCTTTAACAGGATCCACAGAATGGATTTCAGCTACATCATCAGATTTTGGAACAGCTTTAGCACCTGCATCACATTTTTCAGGTGGTTTACAAGAAATAAGATACTATACATCAGATATACCTGATAATGTCTTTGAATATTTTACTTTAAACCCACAATCATATGTTGGTACTGGAGTAAATACAGCCCCTGAAGAGTTAGCTTTTAGAGCATCTTTAGGAGGTGAATTATATACAGGTTCAGTAAGTATCCACCCAAAAACACCCCCTGCACCTTCTATCCCACCCCATATCCTATTAGAAACTGGGTATAGTTTACTATTGGAAGACTCAGGATTGATAGTATTACACCCTATTGATAAATTCAAAGCAGGTATACACTCATTTGAGGATGATAGTAACTTCAACATTACTTCTTCTGCTTTTGGGGTAAATAGAGAAAAAATAGCTAGAAACCAAATACCAGCAGGTATTAATTCAGAAATAAACAATAAGATTATTATAGATACTTCTAAATTAGAATCGACAACGTTGTCACCTATGAGAAGTATCCAACAAAAAGATTATAGTAATCAAAGAGATGTAGACTCAGGATATGTTGAAGTCGCATTCTCACCAGCTCATCAAATCAATAAAGATATTGTTGGTCAAGTAGGATATTTTAACTTAGGTGATTATTTAGGTAATCTATCAAATAGATCAACTAACACCAATAGTTATCCTAGTTTGGATATATTAAGAGATGAATACTTTGCTAAATATGCTAAGTCATATGATTTAAATGATTTTGTAAGACTAATAAAGTTTTATGATAACTCTTTATTTAAGATGGTTAAAGATTTTACTCCATCTAATGTATCATTATCATCAGGTGTTGTAGTAAAACAACATATTTTAGAAAGAAATAAACATAGAAGAACTTTAGTATCATCTACTAACGAAACTCTAACTGGATCAATAAGCCAAGTAGAAACGTTTTCAGGTGGTGCTGGTGGTCAAGTAAATAGATACCAAAATCAAAGTAAACCAACTTTTGATATAACTCAATCTTGGTCAGAAATAATCCAAACCCTAAAAGGTCCAACTACCCAAACAACTACAGACCAATCTGGATTTTATAATGGAGAATATGGTAATCCCACTTCAGATAATTCATCGTTTGTTAATGTGGTAAAAGGAGATGGTGGTGTAGATTGTTCCCAATTTACAAACCCTACCTTCCAAGATACCCAAGTAACACCTGTATTTTTAACATATGCCAACTTTTCAGAAGAAGAGTTTTTATCTCGAGATACTATACCTAACAGGGGTATTGTTTGGTTATGGCATGATGGGTTTAATGTTAAACATATTAAGGTAGCTAGTAGATCTAGAGAGGGTGTTAGTATATTAAGAGAATTATCTCAAGCAACATCAATTCCTATCTTATTAAATAACCCATCTGTAAATCCCATACCACCTAGTTTACCTAAACTTAAATCAGGTTTTTATACTTGGGAAGTAACTAGTAAACAAATTTATGATAATTATGTTTATTTTGAAACAAATATAATCCAATCCCCACTTATACTAACATCTGAGGATGCTAATATATTTGATATAGAGTTTGATTCAACTGGGGACTTTATATGGTACGCTTCATCATCCGGTACTCCTGCGAACCCTCTTAGATTAGATGGGATATATGAATCAATACCTCAAGGATATTTCCCATCATCTCCTACTTACCCACGAGAACAGTTTTTTAGAGGATGGGATGGTTCTGATTATTTAATAGAACCAAACGAATACATAGAATCAAAGGGGATTATAGTTGATAGTATAGGTAATTTTGATACAGGTACAGGGGAAGTAAATACAGCATTTACATCATCACTCCCTTCTGTATATAATAGGTTAGCAGAAACACCAAAAACACCTTGGTTTATGAATGCCCCACAACAGATGGTATCATACCCATCAGCATTAATACAGGATCAAGACCCAAATGTTATACCTAGATCTATTGTAGTATGTGCTATATATCTAACTCCTATAACTACTAATTGTTCTACACTAAATAATAACTCAAATGGGGTTACTGTTGCCGTACGATATCAAGGTAACGAAGAGTTATTTACATTAGGAACAACACCTATTAATAAAAATAAGTTAATACTAAAAGAGGGAAAAAATGGATTCGCTGTAGTAAAAGATATAATACTATACAACTCAGCAGATGATAATGTAGATTGGACATCTTCCTCTATCACATCACCTAATAACCCAACATCAACATCCGTTAATTTACCTAGTGGTAAGTATGGAGTATACAAATACTCAGCTCAAAACGAAGATAAGATGATTGTGCAGGTTGAAACTATTAATGGTAAACAAACGATTACACAAATAGCATATTGCTTCTAAATATTAAATAAATGGCAAGAGACATACAACCAGATAACGTATTTTTAAAGCTTACAAATGCTAATACCCTCCCAGGTAATAATGATTTATCTTATTATTATAGAGAGGGTAGGATTTGGGCTACGGGTACTGAAAACCTATTTGAACCCAAATTTGTAAATCTAGACCCATCTACTAAAAGTAAAACAACACTCATAAAGTCACAAAGTGGTCCTGTTATAGATGGTGGGGTATTTATAACTCCTGAAGGTGAAAGTATACCACATGGTCCTGATGATGAAATATATGTTTCATCTAACTACTTTGGATCACAAAACATAAGTAGAGATTATAACTCACAAAAATTCGCTAATAGTTGGTGGTATGATACTCAAGCACATAGGGCATATAAGATATATTTTGTATTATCCTATACTGAAGTTAGCACTATAAACAGTCAATTATATTATAATTGGGAAGTTTCCAATGCATACATAGTTTACAAAGATGCTTCACAAGATACTAATGATGGTATATACACCTTTTCAGCATCTCCAGTTGTAGATGTATCAGTAACTGCCTCAGCAACGTTTAAATCACCCAGTGGGTTAGATACTTGGAATAAGGTATCACTAAATTTATATAAGGGTCGTAATGGTGTGTATAATAATTTTACTTCATCTTATGTAGTATCCCCCCAAACCAAATTAGGTAATATTGAAATGAGAACAACATTTCCCTCAAATGATATAGTCATAAATGATACTGTTAAACTTTCAGTATCAGTTGAGGATGATTCTAATTTATATGGTCCTTTAGTAGTAACTGAATACTCAATGTCATTTTCAACCCCAGGTGAAGCTATTGATACTGAATCCTATTTAGGGTTAACAACAGGATTAGACTTAGAAAACAACCCAGATTGTCAACCTGTTTTAAATAACGTAATATCATCTAGACAATCTTTATTTATAGAGGATGTGGATTACTCTAACTCATCTAATTTAAGTGGATCTGGTATTTTATTACCCCAAAATATTGAGTTATTACGTCAAAATTCTGCTGAAAAAGCATTAACACCTGACTCAAACTATAGTCAAGCATCACATACTGGTATTAGATATGTTGGAACTAAAACAACACGTAAAGAAATAAACCAATATCAAGAAGGTGAACCAACTAATAACTTAGGATCTATACCTAATGTTGAATCATTAAATGCTTATTTAGGATACTTTAGTAAAGTTGTAGATCCATATCCTAACTTAAATAATAAAACCGCTTTATTTGTAAAATATCTTATTGATTCAACCTCAACACTATATGATCCATCATTATCTGATGTAAACTTTAATAACTTAGAGAATACTTTTAAACTAAAAGATTCAAATAATACTCCAACTAACGTTATAGTAAGTATACAAAATATTGATGAAGCTAAAGAATTAAAGAAATTAGAATCAGTTACCCCATCAGTTTATTCTGTAGGTACTTACCCTAACCCTATTTTATTTTCTCAAAATTCATCAAATGGGAATGCATCTAGAATTCCACTATTAGGTAATCCAAACCAATCAGTAGTAAGTCCTTGGTGGAATGTAGATTCTAATGATAGAAAAAAACTAAACTGTGTATCAATTCCACTAATTAACACATATGATTCAAACTATTATATGGGAGACTTACCATATAATCCAGGTGAAAATACAGATTTCCCTTCAGGTGTTGAACCATCATTTACGAAGTTTGATCCAGTTACTTCTCCATGGTCTTTAGTATCTCAAAGTTTATCAACACCTGGAGATGAGTTTAGATTTGAAAATAACGAAGACTATAGTTATAAAGTAGTAGATGTAGATTACACATCTTCAATATCGTTAACTGTCACTTTAGATAAAGAAGTAGATCCAAGTATAAACCCTAACTTCTTTTTAATAAGGAGGTTGGCCTACAATCCAGGCTTTGTTATCTTAAACGAGCAAAAACCATATGGGTTTCCTGTTTCAGCATCATCCTCACCAGGTATAGTTACACCTCAATACAGAGTAGATGCATTAAGAAAAAATCCAGATGATATAATAACATCACTTATTGAAAAGAACTTAATATAATCATATTTATAATAAAATATAACATACAAAATGGGCTATTTAAATAACAGCGTTGTAACAGTTGACGCTATTCTAACAAAAAAAGGAAGAGAATCGTTAGCTAAAAACGACGGATCATTCCGAATCACTCAGTTCGCTTTAGCAGATGACGAAATCGATTATACTCAATATAATCCAAACCACCCATCTGGTTCTTCATTTTACGGAGAAGCTATTGACAATATGCCTTTATTAGAGGCGTTTCCTGATGAGTCACAGATTATGAAGTATAAGTTAGTAACTCTACCTAGAGGAACAGCTAAATTACCAGTATTAGATGTTGGTTATACTGCTATTACTTTAAAACAAGGAGCACAGCTTGCTATTACACCTCAAACACTTAACTATCTCGATTCAGCCCAATCGTTTGAGACAAGTGGGTATGCAGCAACAATCGCTGATATTAGATTATTATCTAACTTCAATGGTGTTGGTATTAATACAGATGCTGCAACATCAGCAAACTCAAACTCAACAACTACTATAGGTACAAACGTATCTAAAACTGTTATTGGAACACAAGTCAACTTAAGAGCAACTACTATTAATACGTTATTTGGATCTAACTCATCTATAACTACCACTCTAACAATCATAGGTTTAGATTCAGGTGCTCGTATTACTGTTCCTATTACTATTAATAAAACATCAACAACTTAAGATATGGGATTCAAAAGATTAGATCCAGAAGATTTTTTAGTAAGTGCAGATTCTGTATCACAAACTGTATGGAGTAATGAGACTGTAGAGTTATCTACCTTCTTTACTTCATCAGCACAACGAGTAGCCTCCCTTTCAGGAGAATATTATTTAGCAGTAAACCAATCAGAAACAACAGTTGTGGGTTCAGCCCCTCAGTTTGATATAGCCTATGGTGATAAAACATCAGGTGGTGCTGTATATTTTAACGATGCTGTACCTGGTAAATCTACAACATCTACTATCTATGGTCAATACCGTACTTTAGTATTAGAGGATGAGGATAAAGACTTTCAATTTGGTTCATCATATACACCAGAATATATTTACGCCCTATCAATCGAAAGATCAAGGTATAAAGAAAAACTATTACCTGGAACATTATCTTTAACACTACAAGGGTCAACAGGTTTACCCATTGTACTTACAGATAATTCAAATGATGTAACAATACCATCATACTTTGGTACTCAGAGAGCTTACCAAATAGTAAGACAAGGAGCTAACCCAGGTACATCAGATTCTATTAACGGTGGTTACACTAATTCAGGATCATATGGTTTATTTTTACCTGACACCGGATTAATCTTACTAAACGGTTCTGCGTTAGATCAACCCACTACTCAAGGGATAGTTACCACAGCTAACCCTAATGTAGGTATAGATTTACAAACTAATAGAAACTTAGATGTTGATGGGGAAAATAACTCAAAGTTATTTGCTGCTATAAGAAGAGGTGGATCTTTTAAAGTAAACTGTGAAGAAACCCTAACATCAGATTTTATATTTGTTAGATCAAGAAACTCAGAATTTAACTACTCAGAAAATCCATCGTTTATTAAAGGAGCTACAGGTGAGGTGTATTGGGATTCATACATAAATGCACCACAAACGTATGTAACAACGATTGGATTATATAATGACCAAAACGATTTACTAGCAGTGGCTAAGTTGTCAAAACCGCTTTTAAAGGATTTTACAAAAGAATCACTCGTTAGAGTAAAGTTAGATTTCTAAATGAATGAGCGCATACAAACAATTCAACTCATCAGACATAATAGTTTCACCATTAGAGGTAAACAGGGGGTATAAATTTAATATTATACCTATTCTTTCATCATCTGGAGGATACTCTTTTATATCATTTGGTGAAGGTAATTACTCAGAAAGTCTAGAGAGAATTGATGCTTATGGTTTTGGGGGCCAAATAGAAAGATATGTAGGTAAAAATATTGACTATAACAGTGAATATAATTATTCATCTGGTCTTTATTCTTCTTTCAAAGAATCATCTATATACAATTCCGTAAAACATTTATACTATACAAACTATATATCAGGGAGTGTAGATAGTAATGGAGATCTTATAATGTCTGATGCTAATCTACCATATTTTGGATCTGATGGAGTAGTAGAAGGTTCTAAGTATAATACAATATACGATAATTACAGACAAACAGATTTACTAGAACAAAAATCAATTCCTACTACAAAAACTAAACCTGGTGTTTCTGATATAGCTGTATTATCCATCCCTTCTAATATATTTGGTGATAAAATACAACCAGGATCATTTAAATTTGATTTTGGGTCATATGAAGAATCATCAGGAGGAACTTTTACTGATGATGGGGAAGGTAGATTAATATCATTATTTGGTGATGTAGTAGGTAATATAGTATACACTCATGGAGTAGCTACAATAACTAATCCATTTTCTAATGAATTTGGTTATGGTAAAAATCCCTATAAGTATAGTAACTATGGAGATGGTGGTCAGGTTAGTAGAGACTTTTTTAAAGGATTCATATCTGGATCAGACTTAGAAGTATCATTATCATCATCATATACACTTTATGAGACACAATATAAAGTAACAATAGGTGAAAGTGAATTTAATTATTCTCAAAACCCCACTATAACATCAGGGAATGATGGAATTCCTTTTAATTATATAACAGGCTCATATTTTACACCCTATATTTCAACTATAGGTTTATATAATGATGCACATGAATTATTAGCTGTTGGTAAGTTAGCAAAACCATTACCGACATCTAAAACAACAGACACAACTATTTTAATAAACATCGATAGGCACTAAGGATGTTTAGTATTTATAATATATCAAATAAAACCAATGGCTAAGATACTATCAAATGCAGGCATAGTTACAGGGTTACCAGTAGAGGCGGAACACGTATCTCAATCGGTTAATGCCTTAACTGGTGCTGAGGCTTACGACATAAACATATCAGGATCATTAACAGTAAATACCTTAAGGTATCCTATAGTTGATGGAACAGCTGGTCAGGCTTTAATCACTGATGGAGCTGGAAATCTTACACTTCAACACGTTACAACTGTTGGTACTGCTTCATACGTAAGTTCATCTAACGTATATGGCCCATTTGGGGCTGATTCAATCCAAACAGCATCATACGCTCCATCATCATCAGTTGCGGATTTTTCTAAGATAGCAGAAACATCTTTATTTACTTTAGATTCACAAAATGCTCAAACAGCAACCTCTGCATCATATGCTCTTACAGCATCATATTTAATAGGTGAACGTAGTGCATCATATGTGTCATCTTCTATTAGTGAAAATACTATAACATTTACTAAAAGTGATGGTTCACAAATAACAAATGAAATTACATCAGCATCGTATGCATTAACTGCATCATATGCTATATCAGCATCCCATAATATTACACAAAGAGTAACTTCATCATATGCTGAAACTTCATCATACACTTTAACAGCATCACATGCTTTAAATGTTGACGATAATGCTTATATATCATCAAGCGCTATTGGTGGTGTTATGGTATTTAATAAGATTAATGGTGGGGTAGATATTACTCCAGTTATATCATCATCGTATGCTGTATCATCATCCCACTCATCATACGCTGTATCAGCATCCTATATTAAAGGACCTATAGCATCATCCTCATATGCTGAAAGAGCTGAGTTAACTAGACAAATATCATATATTGCAAGCAATGATGATAACGTAACTATAACAGCAGGTACTCCACTACATGTTGTTGAAGTTACACCTCATAATGTATATAAAGTTAGAAGAGCAGACGCTAGTAATCCAAATAGAATGCCAGCAGTGGGTGTTGCTGCTACGACAGTTGCACCAGGTGAATCAACACAACTTATAGTATTAGGTGAAGTTAAAAACCTTGATACTTTTGGAACCCATGTTGGTAAAAACATTTATGTACAAACTGGAAGTGGTTTTACAGAAACACCACCTGAGTTTCCTGCGATCATACAACCTATAGGGATTGTAAGTTCAGAAGATTTTAGTAATGGTAAAATATTGATAAATGGTCCTATGGCTGAAGTGCCATTTGCCCTCAACTCAACATCAGCATCATACGCTTTAACAGCATCATACGCCCTTAATGGGGGTGGAGGTGGAGGTGGAACATACACTTCAACATATGTAACTTCAGATACAACAGCTGAAAAAGATAGAATATATGTTTTTGAAGAATCCACTCCATATACCCTTACTTTACCATTAACTCCATCAAATGGAGACTCAATCTTAATATCTAATAGATCAGGTATAACAACCAATTTAATAGGTAGAAATGGTGAATTAATAATGGGGATAGCAGAGGATATGGAATTAAACGTTCCTCCAGCTTCATTTATGTTTACATATGCTTCTGGTACTCAAGGATGGGTAATAACAGGAGCTGGTAGTGGTGGAGGAGGAGCTATCACAGGAAGTGGTGCTATCAATACAGGATCATTCGCTGTAACCTCTTCAAATCAATTTAAAGATGATCAATTCTTCACTGGTTCCCTTATCCCAGAAGCCGTAGGGGGTAATGGGTTATACGATGTAGGATCACAAACTCACCCATGGAGAGATTTATATGTATCAACTTCATCATTAAAATTTGTTAGAGATGCTGTCATTATAGCTGACTTAAATGGAGAAGATGGTGGTGTTCGTATTGGTAATATTTTTATAGGTACTGGATCTATATCAGTAGTAAGTGGTAGTGGAGACGATATGACAATTATTGGTGATGTCGTAAATACAGAAATATCAGGGGGTATTATAACACCTATAGCAGGTGATACAATTTTACCAACAGGTAGTATTTCATCTTCAGCTCAAATATCAGCTCTAGGATTTATTACTTCATCCCAAACAATAGATACAGGATCATTTATTACAACATCTTCATTAGATGAATACCTTCCAACTGGGAGTATTTCATCTTCAGCTCAAATTGAAGGATTAGGATTCGTTACATCATCCTCTTTAGATGAATACCTACCTACAGGTAGTATTTCATCATCAGCACAATTAACTGATTTAGGATTTATTACAACATCCTCTTTATCAGAATACTTACCAACAGGTAGTATTTCATCTTCAGCACAGATTGAAGAATTAGGATTCGTTACATCATCCTCTTTAGCAGAATATCTACCAACAGGTAGTATTTCATCCTCAGCTCAATTAGATTTAAAATGGGTATTAGGAGCAAATGGTATCAATGATTACACATTTAATGGGCCAGGATTATCAGGTTCAGTTAATGATCCTTTAATTTACTTAACAAGAGGAGAAACTTATAGATTTGAAAATAATATGGGTGCTCACCCATTTAGAATTCAATCCACTCCTAATGGGTCCACTGGTACTCCATATAACGATGGTATTACAAATAATGATGTTATTAATGGAACTTTAATTTGGGAAGTACAATTTGATTCACCAGATAAACTTTATTACCAATGTACCGCTCATCCTGATATGGGAGGAGAAATTATTATTAGTTCTACATCAACTATATTACCAGATGGAGTAATTAGTAGTTCTCAACAATTAACTTCTTTAGGATTCGTTTCAGCATCAGCTAGCGGGTCTACAGAATTTTCAGGTTCAACTTCATTTGTAGGAGATACTGCATTTAGTGGATCTACAGAATTTTCAGGTTCAGTTATTGCGTTAAAAGGTATAAGAGCAGAAGGAAATAGTGTAATGACGGGTAGTGTTATTATAGATGGAGAATTTACTCTTGAAAGTAATTCCACAGCTACGTTTAATACAGACCTTGAGATATCAGGTAGTTCAACTCAAGAAGGAAACTCTATAATCACAGGTAGTTTAACTACTACAGGAGGAATTACAGGATCACTACAAGGTACATCTTCTGTATCATTAGATACTTTGTTATTTGGTGGTAAAGATTCAGCTACATTTGCAACCACAGGTTCAAACACTTTCAAATCAAGCCAATATATAACTGGTTCAGTAGTAATAGCACCCTCTTCAGACCCAGGAATTAGCAATTTAAACGCCACTTATTTATTTACCTCTGCTTCTAACTTTGGAGAAGATGAATGCGATTTCTATTATAGAAATAAAGGAGTACTATGGGATCAAGAATGGTTAGAATATGGAGTAGGATCAGGTCTTATTTTTGGTGGGATAGTAACCTTCTCAGGTACTGACCTCTATGTTTCACCTGGAGGTGGTTTAGTAGTAAACTATAATGCAGAAACAGGTTCAGCTAATGCAGTATCACCTACACAGGTTAAATGGGGTCCAATTACTTCTAGTGCTACTTTCTTAACTTCATCTCAATATTCACATATTTTTATAGATGAAAATGGAGATCTACAACAACAAGTGGAAGATTTTACTACTCAACAATATTTAGAAAAAATTCCATTAGGTACTTTAGGTCATTTAACTAATGCCTATATTGATGCCTTTGGTGAAGAAAAACAAACAACATATGCAGGCCCAGCTCAAGCAAACCAGTTTATTAGAGCATTTGGTCCTCTAAAACAACAAGGATACGATTTATCAGCAACTACCTCAACATTAGAATTCAATGCTTCTTCAGGTATTACATATAAGTTAGGAGGATTTTATTCAAAAGACCCTAATAACCCAAGTGTATATGATACCCCAGCTCTAAACTCAACTGGTAAAGTAGTAAGAGTGTATCAATCAGGTAGTGAGTTCATTGGTGATATTAATGCAGGTAATTTTTATGATACAATTGATCCAACCAAATATGATGATGGATCAGGTACATTAGTTAATATTAGTGGATCAACAACTACAATACAAAGAGTATTTATAGGCCCCACTAGTGAAAGATTCTATGTGTATTATGGTCAGGATACTTACGATAGTGTAGCAACTGCTCTACAAAATCTAACTACAGAAGCGTTTACTGAATCACTTACTACTTCTAAATCTCTAACATTTATAGGTTACTTAGTAGTTAAAGCAGACACAACAGATTTATCAGACGAATCCAGTGCCAACATTATTAACGCTGGTTTATTTAGAAATACAGCTGGCTCATCTGGTGGTGGAACTTCTACTATTAGTAACTTAGGTGATATAACTGATGTTGATATTACAGGACCAGTAACTGGAGAATATTTAAAATACAATGCTGGTGTTTGGGAAAATTCCCATATCCAGTATAGTGAAGTAAATAATACACCTTCGGGTATTATATCTTCTTCTATTCAGTTAGAGAGCTTAGGAGTATCAGTATCAAGCGGTAGTAATACAACATTTGGTAATAATGTAGTAATTAGTGGTAGTAACTCTACCTTAGAAGTACAAGGAGATTTACATGTAACTGGTAGTTTATCCACTAAAACACAAGTAGCTAACCCTTCATTTACACCATTAGGATGGGCTCTTACAATACCCGTTTCAACAGGTAACTTCTTTGAAACTACTTTAGCACCCACTGTTAATACTATTGGGTTTGGTCTGACTGGAGGATATACAGGACAAACAATTAATTTAAAAGTAATCCAACCTTCCCTAAATCCAGGTACTATTACCTGGGGAAGTAATGTTGAGTTCCCTGATGGTTTTGATTCTGCTGCTTCTACAGGGGTAGGAGATATAGATATTTGGTCTTTCGTTACTTTTGATGGTAATACTTGGTATGGAACTGGATTAAAAAACTTCTCTTAATATGGCTTTATTTACACCAACCGCATATTGGGGGAGCGCAACAACAGGCCCACCTCCACCCTTTAACCCCTCATTTTTAGGAGCTTCATTAGGTTCTAGATTAAGTACAAATGCTGGTTCAATTGGCTCTAGCACTAATATTACTAGTGTAACAGATTTAGGTTATAGTAGTGGTTTTAGCTGGAATGTAGGTGGAGGAACTAGTACCTCATATGCTACAAGAACAGGAAACTATAGTGGACTATCTTATAATGGTAGTAACTCTACTATAGCTACCTTTGATGGAGGATCTGATTATTGGAGAACAAATAGTTCAGTAGCTACGCATGACTCCTCAGGGAATTCTTATGTTGTTCAACTTTCATATGTTTATAATTCAAGCCAAAAAAATGATTCCATTTACTCAATATCAGGTCAAAGTGATTTTCAAGTATCATCTAATTCTGCTGGAACCACTTTAAATCAAATTGATATGGATGGTCTATCTTCCACTACTCAATTAGGTTGGTACTCAGATAATGGAACTACTAGAAACTATACTTTCCAATGGAATATATGGGCTTTTGTATTTAATAAAACTGGAAATCAAATTTTTGGTAGAATAAATGGATACCCTCTTTGTAATACTGTAACATACTCTATCTCTTTAACTAGCGGGTTTGTTAGGTTAGCAACTAACAGATTAGCTAATCGAAGAATACAAATGCTCTTAGCAGAAAATTTAATAATAAAAGATAGACCAGGTACTGGTTCTAACACCTCTATAGACACTTTAGAGAAAGTAGAAGGATGGTTGGCATGGACTTATGGGTTGCAAGGACGGTTAAACCCTTCTCACCCTTATAAAAATGCTGCTCCTTAATTTATAAAATAATTTTGATTCTATAAATAGAATTCTTATATTGTTATGTTGTAATAGAACTAATAAAATAAAATAAAAATATTTCAACCATAGGATGGGGAGGTAATATTTATAATAAAATAAAATAATACAAATAATATGAGTACATTTGATCAGTTTTTCCCTTCATCAGGGCCTTCTGGAAATAGTGGATCATTTAGTGGTTCATTTCAAGGAGATGGTAGTGGGTTAACCAATATAGATACTTCATCATTTGCACTTACAGCATCATATTTAGAAGGTTTTATTGAATCATCATCATATGCCTTAACAGCATCATATGCTTTAAACGCAGGTAGTGGTGGTTTAACTTCTGGATCAGTAGTTACAGGTTCAACTATTATAGAATCTACTATCACGAGTTCAACAGTTGTAGATACTATTATTACAAGTTCAACTGTATTAGACACTACTATATCAAGTTCAACTGTATTAGACACTACAATCACAGGTTCAACCATAGTAGACACTACTATATCAAGTTCAACCATAGTAGATACTATTATTTCAAGTTCAACTTTAGTTGAAGTAGTAGGAAGTGGATCATTTAGTGGTTCATTTGTAGGAGATGGTAGTCAACTAACTAATATAAGTACATCATCTTTTGCTCTTACAGCATCTTATGCTATTTCATCTTCACATGAAATCATTCATGAAGTAAGTTCATCATATGCTGAAACTTCTTCATATTCATTAACAGCATCATACGCCTTAAAGGGTGGGGGTGGTGGAGCAACCATCAACCCAACAAATAATGTTGTACCACTTAGAAGTGATTCTACCACATTTGTAGATTCTATTATACAACAACCAACTACAATAGGTAATACAGCATTTTCATCATTACCCGTTTCTCCTTTCGTTCCAACTACTGAAGCTGGAACTGTAGCATCTCCTGGAGTATTAGTTGATTCAACTTTATCATCTTATATCCAAAATGGAGATGTATTACTTATTACAACTCAAGGGGTACCTACAGCACCTAATTTAGCTTTACCTGGAGGAGGTTTTATCGAACCAGGACAATCAGCAACATTAAGGTTAGTAAATGCAGCAGGAACTATCCCAGCTGGAGATTATGAAGGTAGATATTTTGACTATACTAGAATTGATTTTAACTCAGCAACCCCTTCAAATGGTACCATGTCATGGTTACCAGAAAATCAAAGTTTAGATTGGGCAGGTGGGATTGATAATAGTGTAACACTTGCTTTCTTTGCAGGTGGTGGGTTAGGTAATACTATACGAGTAACTGGAAGTTTAGATGTAACCTCAAATATAACAGCGTCTTCAATAGAAGCAGCTTCTGGATTTACTGGGAGTTTATTAGGTACATCATCATATGCTATCACAGCATCATACGCTTTAAATGGTAGTAGTACTTCAATCACATCTTCATATGCATTAACAGCATCATATTTAGAAGGATTCGTTGAATCAGCATCATATGCTACAACAGCTTCACATGCTTTAAATATTAGCAATGGGGGAATAATTGAGTCAGGATCAACTATTATAGAATCTACTATTACAGGTTCAACTATTGTGGATTCTGTAATATCAAGTTCAACTTTAGTTGAAGTAGTAGGAAGTGGATCATTTAGTGGTTCATTTGTAGGAGATGGTAGTCAACTAACTAATATTACAGCATCAACAGCTGAAACCGCTTCATATATTACATCTTCAAATGTAGATGGACCTCATGGGTTTGATAGTATATTATCATCATCATATGCTTTAACAGCATCATATTTAGAAGGTTTTATTGAATCATCATCATACGCCTTAACAGCATCATATGCTTTAAATGGAAGTGGTAATTCATTAACCTCATCATATGCTTTAACAGCATCATATTTAGAAGGATTCGTTGAATCAGCATCATACGCTACAACAGCTTCACATGCATTGACAGCATCCTATTTAGATGGTTTCATTGAATCTGCATCATACGCTGAATACGCAGCAACATCCTCAATAAAATATGACTCAGGTTCAGGTGTAATAACAGGTTTAGATTCAATAAAAATTAATGATTTTGATGATAATGTAGGTGTTACATTTCAAGATTCTAAATTAACATTAACATTTGGTACTCCAGCATTACCTTCTATTTCCAACTTCTTTAATAGTGGATTCCTTACAGATAGATTTAATCAAGTATCAGATTCTTATAATACTATAGGTAATTGGGATAATGGTGGGTATACATTTGTAGAAGCTTCTATATTACAAGGAAGTACAGTTTTAGATACTACAACAGCAGCTGGTAGTATTAATTTAACTCTCCCTCAAACAACAGCTGGTTCCCAATCATATACTTTAATCTATACTGGTTCTAGTCCATTAGATGGTTCAGAATATAAACTATCACGAAACCTAACTAGTAATTTAAGTAAAAGTAATCCTGGCTTACCATCTATATCAGATACAGTAACAATCCAATTAGGAGATGCTAGTAACCAATTTGAACAAGGAGCTGTAGGTAGTATAGATTTCTCTACTAACTATGGAGCTTCAAATGGGTGGGATCAAGTATCAATAACAAACACACCATCTAGTAGTCCAATATCGGTTTCTGGAGGAGGTTCAACTAGTATATCTATCCAATCAGTAACAGCATATCAATCACCAACAGGTGAGAATAGCCCTCAATTATCAACTAGTAGAACTGCCACTAGAACATTTAGTAGAATACGTAGTGTAAGATATGGAGCATCTACTGCTGCATCATTTACACAAACAGATATTGAAGATTTAGCAGCATGGGATACAGGGTTAGGAGGAACTATAGGAACAATTGATAAAGGAAATACAAACCCTTCAGGAGATACAATAACTATAACTTGGAGTGGAGATAAATATCAATACATTATTTATGATGGCAATAGAAGTGATTTAACTGGTATTTCAACGAGTGGATTTGGGGTAATAGGTCAGTTTACAAAATCAACAGTAGGAGATTATACAGTGTATAGAACAAATGTATTACAAGCTGGTGGTAGTGGTGCTAGTATAACCTATAACTTAACATAAAATATAGCAGATGGCAATTATATTACCTGGAGGGTTTCAGATAACAAACAACGAAGCAGTTGATTCAAGAATAAGCGTAGCTGACCAAACAGCACGTTTAGGATTCTCAGCTGCAAACGTATATGAAGGTTTACTTGTATACCAACAAGATACAAATGAAATATATGTTTTAACAAATTCATCTGACCCCACTAATAACTCTAACTGGGATAAAATATACCCAGTTTCAGGATCATCTTCAAGTAATTCAGGATCATTTAGTGGTTCGTTTCAAGGAGATGGAAGTGGATTAACTAATATAGTTTCCTCATCATATGCACTTACTGCTTCTTATGTTGAAGGTGGAGGTAACTCAGCTACAGCTTCATATGCTTTAACAGCATCATACTTAGAAGGATATATAGAATCAGCATCATTTGCTGCTACTTCATCACATGCTTTAACAGCATCATATTTAGATGGTTTTATTGAATCTGCTTCATTTGCGGCAACAGCATCATATTTTGATGGTTTCGTTGAATCTGCTTCATACGCAGTAACAGCATCATATATTGAAATGTCTGATGCTTATAGAGAAGATTTCTCTAATGTTAATAGTATAACTGTAAATCACAATAGAGATACAGAAGATGTTTTAGTAGCTGTTTATGAAACAACAGGAGGAACCCCACCACAACTAATAATACCACAAAGTGTTACATTAACTAATGATAATACAGCTGTAGTAACTTTCGCTACAAATGTAGATGGTTACGTAATAGTAACAGATGGTAAAGGTGTTGCTAATACTGGGTTTACATTAAGTTCATCATATGCTACCTACGCTAAAACATCAGGAGCAGCGATAACAGCATCTCATGCATTACATGCTTTAACAGCATCATATGCTATATCATCTTCACATGAAATTGTTCATGAACTTAGTTCTTCATACTCTCAAACATCATCATACGCAGTAACAGCATCATATGTTTTAAGTGATTCAATTGTCAATCCAACTTCATATAGAGAAGCAGTTAGTGGTGCTACAAGTTATACTATAACACATAACTTAAATCAAGATTTCCCTATAGTACAAGCATACGAACAAACATCACTTTCACAAGAGATACCATCATCTGTAACATCAACAGGAGTAAACTCAATAGATGTTACCTTTATAAACAACTTTGATGGTACTATAGTAGTAGTAAAATAATATATTTATAACAAAATAAAATAGGTTAGATGAGAATAGATGACGCAATATTAAGTGGATCAGTATTAGGTTCAAGCGCAATAGTATCCATATCAGGATCATATACAGGATCCGGACACATAGCAACATCATCACTTGCTATACTAGCAGATACTACTTCTAATATAGACATAACAGACTATACTACAACATCCATAATGAAAACCCCTGTAGTCTATATATTAGATACAGATTATGAAGACCCAGGTTTTACACCAAATCCTGATACATTATATTTGATTTATGAAGAAGCATAAAGTATAGTTTATTAATACAAATAGTTACCATATATAGGATATGCCAGAAATTAGATTAGGTTCCTCAGAGAGCATGAAAAATATAAACCTTGGGTCTAAGGAGATCCAAGCTGTTAAAAAGGGGACTGTTGTAGTTTGGTTAAATAATTTACCACCACAAATTCAATTAACATCCCCCCAAGTAGTAGGTGTGTATGGGGATGAAAATTTCCCCATAGATGTAGTAGCTGGTGCTAATACAACAGTAACATTTCAAGCTAGAGATATAGACCCAGGAGATACCATAGTTAGTTATGCTGTTGATGGTCCAACAGACTTTACACCAATCCCAACTACACCCATCACACCACCCGGCAATCCAGTTACAGGTCTTACATTTACTATTCCTGGTTCCCTATTCCCTACATTTGGTATTCCAACTACTGATAATGTATTTACAATTACTATTACTGACCAAAGAGGTGCGGAGGGAGAGTACACAGTTACGGTGGCAAACGTTTCAGTTGTTGGGCCAACAGCAAAAGTAGAATCTAGTTTTCCATCAGTAAAGGCCTATAGTCCAGCATCATATACAAGATCAGCTAAATTTAGTATGACTCAATCCCCAAGTGCAATACAAAATCATTACACCCCAGAATATTCTGATGATGGGGGTGTAACATGGAAAACATACCCTGGTTATCCTGTTGAATTATATGCTACTACAACTTGTGGAGTCGTTACACGTCGATATTTCCACACTAGATCAGTAAGTAATATATACCCTACCTCCCCAGGTACAACCGCTAAATCTGTTTTTGTCGTATCAGCACCAGATATAGTTATACAAGGAGGATATTCAGGTTTACCAGGTGGCTTAAGCATGTACCAAACATCAGAATTGCGTATTAGTGCAGATTGTAGTAAAAATACTCGTCAATGGGAGACTCGTGGTAGTGAAAAATATGGTCAACACCGTACTGTACTACCCACCAGTACACACTATACAAAGTATTTCTGGGCACATAATCCAAGTGCAACAGTAAGCATAGGTAGCGATCAGGGGACTCTATATTATAACCGAGACACCATCACAGTTAGGGTTGGTAAATATTATTTTATACCACCAATCCCAACACCCCCATCATCACCACCTCCACTAACCTTCACAGGTATTAGTTATGGAACAGCCACATTATCATATCAAGATGAGTCTTTTAATATTCCTGTAGGTACTCCTTCAATAACATGTGCCCCAATAACCATCAATATATCTGCTGCTTATCAAAGTATTAGTTATATAGGTGGAAACATAGGACCTTTTAACGGGTCACCTGCACAGCAAAATTTTAATGGTTTTTCAAACTCCGTTTCATTTGATACATCAGGATGGTCTCCAGGTACTTATAATTACACCTTAGCTGCTGTGTGGGGTTTTACATCTAATGGTGTAAATATTCAAGGTGTTAATCGTGCAGGTGAAATAACAGTAACTGTTACCTAATACTAACAACCATAAAACAACTAGGCTCCCATAGGGAGCCTTTTTATATTGTATGATATGTGGTTATACAAAGACAAAGAAATCAACTCAATAGAGGATATGCCTGCCGACACTTTCGGTTTCGTATATTTAGTTACTCATACCCCAAGTGGTAAAAAATATTTAGGTAAAAAACAACTAATATCTAATAGAACTCTCCCACCACTCAAGGGGTCTAAGAGAAAACGCAAAATCCAAAAAGAAAGTGATTGGAAAACATATTATGGTTCCCAATCCGAAGTAAAACAACTAGTTAAGGAATCCAAAGATAAGTTGGAGTTCATAAGAGAGATTATTATATTTACGTCAACGAAAAAACAACTTACTTATTTTGAGACCAAGTTACAGTTTGTAAACGAGGTATTAGAAAACGATGAATATTTAAACTCAAATATTCTCGGGAAGTTTTTTAGGAAAGATTTATATGACAAATCAGTTATTAGTTAGTTTAGTTAACTCAGTTTTAGGTAGTGGTAAACCCACTGCTAGAGATAACTACGCATATCACTGTCCTAGTTGTCATCATGCTAAACCCAAACTCGAAATCCAACTCACTGAAAATAGAGAAGGTAAAAACAAGTGGCAATGTTGGGCATGTCAAAAAAGTGGACAATCAGTCTACGCTTTATTTAAACTAGCTAAAGCATCTAACGACAAAATACAACAAGCTAAAAAACTAATAGCCAACTCAAAGTCGTTTAAACACACTAAGGTTGACGAATCAGCGATTGTATTACCTAAGGAATATATTGCGTTATATAACGCTGATACATCGAAAATAACGTATAGACACGCCGCAGCATACCTTAAACGAAGAGGTATAACTCAAGAAGACATATTAAAATATCAAATAGGATATTGTGAGGAAGGGCCTTATAGAAATATGTTAATATTACCAACGTTTGATGCAGAGGGATACTTAAACTATTTTACAGCAAGAAACTTCGATGCATCATCATCCCTAAAATATAAAAACCCACCAGCATCAAGAGACATAATACCTAACGAATATTTTATTAATTGGAATTTACCAATAATACTTTGTGAAGGTATATTTGATGCTATAGCAATAAAAAGAAACGCAATACCTTTATTAGGTAAAAATATACAATCATCTTTAATGAAAAAAATCATCACATCTATTGTAGACAAAATCTACATTGCGTTGGATAGTGATGCATTTAAACAATCACTTAGGTTTTGTGAAAAATTAATGAATGAAGGAAAGGAAATCTACTTAGTAGATGTAGGAGAAAAAGATGCTGCTGAGCATGGTTTTCATGACTTCACCAAAATCATTCAACAAACAAAACCTTTAACCTATTCTAAACTATTAGAATATAAACTAAGTCTATGACAAAACTAAGAAAAGCCAACTTCCCAAAACAAGAGTATAACAAAACGTTTACTCAAGTTACTACTAACGATTCTCGTTTCTACGAAGATGGTGAAAAAACATACCCATCAGTTACGTTTGTGTTATCCTTTTTCCCCAAAGGAAAGTTTTTTGAAGAGTGGTTAAAGAAAGTAGGTTCAAACGCCGATTATGTAGTAAAAAAAGCTGCTGCTGAAGGTACTATAGTTC